CTTACTGTCTCTGCGCGGTGTCGAAGCGAAGGGTTATCGTTTCTCACGATAACGCTTCCAGCCTTCGGAGCTGCCTTTCAACAGGCATTAGACTCCGGACAGCTGGAGCCCTCGTCCTTTGAAGGCTTTGCCTTCAAAGGGTGTCTCCCCCGATTCCTCGGAGGTTTCACTGGACTTGTCTTCGACGCTGAAACTGGCGTCCTACTCGATGAACCGAGCGTCGAGGCCATCTACTCCATTCGTCAACTTACGTTGATGTTTGGGAAGATGCTCCTCGACTGTACAGACAAGAGAACTGAGAAGGCTCTTGATCGGTTCATCGAGTGCGAACAGGAGGTGCGCAAAGCGGACCAGTCAATGGTCCCATTTTTATGGGACTTTTCAAAAGGCTGTCCGTCTTGCTCTGGGCCAACGTTCTTTCCGCAGTGGACGAAGATGTCTACTACGGTCGAATCGTTCCCAAACACGGCCCTGGTGCCACTGCTGATAAACTTACGGGAAACCGTAAGTTTATCCAGACAGAATGGACCAAGCGGCTCGAGGAGGTGTTCCCTTGTGGGGAGCATCTCATTCCAAGCTGGAGACACCATCAGTGTCTTGACCGTGTGCAGCTCCTGGATCCTGGGCAGGAACGACCTGTAAAGGTCACTCCTGTACCTAAGACGTTGAAGACTCCTCGGATAATTGCCATCGAGCCCACCTGCATGCAGTATATGCAGCAAGGTGTCGCCGAGTCAATTACTACCCATCTGAACAATGATCCCGTGATGCGAGAAATGGTCAATTTTGTTGACCAGACTCGCAATCATAGGCATTGCATGATCGGTAGCTCCGACGGTTCCTATGCGACGCTCGATCTGAGCGAAGCGAGTGACCGCGTCTCCAATCAGCTTGTTCGTGCCATGGTTTCTCACGTCCCACACCTCTCCGAGGCGTTGGACGCAACCAGAAGCAGGAAAGCTGACGTACCTGGTCGCGGAGTGATCCGTTTGGCCAAATACGCGTCTATGGGATCAGCTCTATGTTTTCCGATTGAGGCTATGGTCTTCACGACCATAATCTTCGTCGGAATCGAAAGAGCTCTGGATCGCCAGCTCACGAGAAGCGACATTCGTCGCCTATCGCGAGACGTGCGCGTCTACGGGGACGATATCATCGTTCCTGTAGAGTTCGTGGATTACGTGATCACGGCCCTTGAAGATTTTGGTCTTCTGGTAAACCGTGACAAGTCTTTCTGGACTGGAAAGTTCAGAGAGTCTTGTGGGAAGGAATACTACGACGGACATGACGTATCAATCGTCAGGGTCCGTCGTATGCTCCCAACCTCACGTAAGCACAGTCAAGAATTGGTTTCAACTGCGTCGCTCCGAAACCAGCTTTATATGGCTGGCCTTTGGACGACGTGTGGTCATCTTGATGACTACATTCGTGGAATCATCAGATTCCCGACAGTCGGACCCAATTCAAGGGTTGTCGGTCGATGGTCAATCCTCTACTACGAGGTTGACCGCGTATGTCCGCATCTCCAGATTCCCCTCGTGAGGGGACTTGTGGACGTCTCTAAACCACCAGTTTCCAAGCTGGATGGTGAAGAGGCTCTCCTTAAGTTCTTTCTGAAGAGAGGGTCTGAGGTGCCGGAGATCGACCACCTTGACCGTGCAGGACGTCCTAGATCCGTCGACATAAGATCTAGGTGGGCTTCGTCGATGTAATCGGCGAAGTGGACTTTATAGTCCATGGAGAGGGGCTCGCGTCCTCTCTTCGGAGAGGGCGTGAGCCCCTCGAGAGGTTCAC